CTACAGGGGTTTATCCTTATGGTTCTGCAATGGGATCAGGTTCAGTATTAGAAGTAGTTACACAATCTGCAGATATAAATTTCACTGCAGGATTAGGTACTGAAAAATATAATTTTGCTTCAACACCTTATATTCAAGGTCAAATAGCATTAGGAAGAAAAGATTTATTTAGAATATGTACTTTAGATCATGGAAAACAATGCAATACAGATTTTAAAATCTCAATTGCTAATTTTAAACAAGCAGGAGATATTGATGGTGTTGCACAATACGCACAATTTTCAGTAATTCTAAGAAAAGCAGATGATAAAGATAAAAATCCAGTAATTATAGAACAATTTAATAATTGTACCTTAGATCCAGATTCTCCACGATATATTGCAAGAGTAATTGGAGATAGATACCCACAATATAATGATGGTTTAGGTAAAGTAGAAATGTTAGGTAATTATCCTAATAATTCAAAACACGTTAGAGTCCAAGTAACAGAAGCAGTAGCAGGAAAATCATTATCACCATCACAATCTCCTAGAGGTTTTGCGGCGGTGTCTAACCCGATTAATCCAAGTTCTTTTAGTACTGTTAGTTTTGTTATACCTTCAGCATCGTATGAAGGATTCCAAACAACTGAAAATTCTATGACGTCTCCTATTAGTTATAGTTCTAAAGGATATTTAGGATTTAAGTTTGCTGATAAAGAAGCAGATAATTTAAATTTCTTAAAACCACTACCAGATGGTACTGATGCAAATGATTCAGGTCCTTTTAGTGTTGAAGATTATTCAGGTCACCCAAGTTCAAGTTTATGGACAGGAGCTTTAACAGCCGCAATTGATGTAACAGGAGTTGATGGACCAACATCAGGCCAACTTAAATTTACAGTACCTTTCCAAGGAGGTGATGATGGAATAAATCCAAGCACAATAATAAAAACAGGACTTCAAATAGAAGGTAGCAATTTATTTGGGTTCGATTTAAGTAATGCATCAGCTTCAGGATCTGTAGCTTATAAAAAAGCATTAGATATAGTAGCAAATCAAGATGAATATGACATTAATATGTTAGTTTTACCAGGTGTTATTAAAGAATTCCATTCATCAGTTACCAGTAACGCAATTGATATGTGTGAATCAAGAGGTGATGTATTTTATGTAATGGATTTAGCTAACCAAGATGCTACAGTAAATCAAGCTGTAAATACAGCAGCAGGTTTAGATACAAACTTCGCTGCAGTATATTACCCATGGGTTAAAGTATTAGATGATTCTATAGGTAAACCTATACTAGTACCACCATCAGTAATTGTTCCAGGAGCAATAGCTGCTTCAGATAGAATAGGAGCTGAATGGTTTGCACCAGCAGGTTTAAATAGGGGTATTTTAGGTAATGTATTAGAAGCTAGAATTAGATTAAATCAAGCTGAAAGAGATTCATTATATGATGCTAAAATTAACCCAATAGCAACATTCCCTCAAACAGGAGTTTGTATTTGGGGTCAGAAAACTCTACAAGAAAGATCAACAGCATTAGATAGAATTAATGTAAGAAGATTATTAATTAATCTTAAGAAATTTATAGCAAGTTCTTCTAAATATTTAGTATTTGAACAAAATACTTTACAAACAAGAACTAGATTCCTAAATATTGTTAGCCCATATTTAGAAAATATACAACAAAATCAAGGATTATTTGCCTTTAGAGTTGTAATGGATGAATCAAACAATACTCCTGAAGTAGTAGATAGAAATCAATTAGTTGGTGCTGTTTATTTACAACCAACTAAAACAGCTGAATTTATAATATTAGACTTTAATGTCTTACCAACAGGAGCAACATTCCCTGCATAAAAAAAGGGGTTTGTTATATTTATAATGGATAATAAAATAAATAAATAAAAAATAAAAGATGGCAATATTAAATACTTCCCAAATGATGTTTACTGCATTTGAACCTAAATTGCAGAACAGATTTTTAATGGAGATTGATGGTGTACCTTCATATCTTATTAAAAAAATAAGTAGACCAAGTGTTACTTTTAATGAAGTAGTTCTTGATCATATTAATGTAAAAAGAAAATTAAAAGGTAAAGCAAATTGGGATAATATCACATGTGATTTATATGACCCTGTAACACCGTCAGGTGCACAAGCAGTAATGGAATGGATAAGATTATCACATGAATCAGTAACGGGTAGAGATGGTTATTCTGATTTTTATAAGAAAAATATTCATATTCAAACTTTAGGTCCTGTAGGTGATGTAGTTGAAGAATGGATTTTAAAAGGAGCTTATTGTCAACAAGCTAGTTTTGGTGATATGGATTGGACTTCAGATACACCAGCAAATATAGGAATAACAATAGCAATGGATTACGCAATTTTAAATTACTAAAATTATGGCAAACAAAATAGCAGCAGAAACACAGGGATTATTAGGAATGAAATCAATGTATGATAGACACCACCGAAATACATTAGGAAACGCTGTAGGATTTGGATGGGATACTTTAGGATACGCGGATGCAGGTGAATCACCTTCAAATGGTGATTATTTTATTGATAATGGAGCTTCACCTAGTTCACCATTTTCACCAGAAAATGGTCCCGCACATGCTGGTTTTGATCATATGGTAGAATTAATGACTAAAAACATAAAAAGTGGTAATGGATTAGGAATGACTTATCTACATTCACCTATATTAGAAGATACTTTTCAAGATCTTAATACTGATGTGGATTCTTTCTTTTCAGGACAACCTACTAATCCAACTTTAGGACAATTTGGTGGTCCTTATGTTAATAGTATCGCTTGTACACAACAAGGAGGATTTTGCTAATAAATTTTTAATAAAGTAAAAATAAAGCGCTTATTTTAGCGCTTTTTTTTATTCTTTATATATGTATATCTGAACTAGTTTTATAATTAAAAAAAATAACGTTATGGCAGAAAACCAACCACAATTTCCCGCTGAAGAAGTTACATTACCTTCAAAAGGTTTATTATATTCTGAAAGTTCTCCTTTAAGTAAAGGAGTTATTGAAATGAAATATATGACAGCTCGTGAAGAGGATATTCTTACTAATCCTAATTTTATACAAAAAGGAAATGTAATTGATAAGTTACTTAAATCATTAATACTAACTAAAGATTTTGAATATGATGAATTATTAGTAGGTGATAAAAATGCTATTATGGTAGCAGCACGTGTATTAGGATATGGAAATGAATATGAAATTAAAAGATTACACCCAGAAACTAATTTAGAATCTGAAGGTATAATAGATTTAAATAATGTAAAAGATAAACATTTAGACAAATCATTAGTAACAGATAGAAAAAATGAATTTGAATTTACTTTACCACATTCAAAAATCTTAATTACTTTTAAGTTACTTACAAATAAAGATGAAGATAAAATAAATAAAGAAATTGAAGGGATGCAAAAAATTAATCAAATAGCCCCTGAAGGAGTAATTAGAATGAAACATACTATTTTATCTGTAAATGGTGATTATGATCAAAAAAATATTCGAAATTATATAGATAATAATTTATTAGCACGAGATGCTAGAGCTTTAAGAAAATACATCAGTGATATACAACCCGGTATTGATATGAATGTTAATGTTGAATTTAAAGATGGGTACGTCGAGGAGAACGTGTTTATGCCTATCGGCATTAACTTTTTTTGGCCTGACGCCGGAGTATAAAAATATTGTACACCAACAGATCCACGATCTAGTGTTCCATGGCGGCGGTGGTTTCAAACACTCAGAGGTGTATAATATGCCAATTTGGATGAGAAAATTTCATATTTTATCTATTAACAAATATAATAAAGAAAGAAACGAAGAACAAGAAAAAATATCAAATAGACATAAAAATAAATCTAATGAAGTAATGGGTCCTAATATTAAACCTTCATCCACTTATAATTTCAAAAAGTAAAAGGTATCACAGATACCTTTCTTTTTTCTATATTTATAACAAAACAACATAGTAGCTATGGCCGAAGAATCAGATAAACTAAATAAAAATTCCCAGGAATTTTCCCAGAATATATCAGATGCATCCCTTTCCGCTAAAGGTTTAGTAGATAGTCTTTCATCTTTTGGTAAAGGACAACTCTTTCAATCCTTAAATTCTGACATAAGACAATTTGCAAAACTTTTAGATAAAAGTGGTGATCATTTAAAAAATGTTAAAGCAGGAATAGTAGGTAGTGCTGAAGCTCAGAAAAAACTTACCCAATTTCAAAAATTAAACCAACAAATACAACAAAAATCCCAAGCACTTGAAGCTAATGCCGTTAAAAACATGAAAGGCAAAAATGCTGAACAAAGAAAAAGCTTTGTAGATCAAGTAAGAGGATTACAAGATATTGGTAATAAAACAGAAAAAACATTTCAAAATGTTGCTAAATTTGCCAAAAAAGGAGAATCCCAATACACTAAAATGGCGGATACTATGTCAAAAGCTTTTAATAAGGCAGGATTTCGTAATGCTGCCGCTGCTTCCAAAGGAGTAGCAACTGGTATGAGAAAAGCAGCTTTAGCTTCAAAAGCAAAAGCAAAAGGATTTGCAAAAATAATGAGATTGTTCCCTAAAATGTTAAAAATGGGGTTAAGGTTAGGGGGAGCATTATCAGGTCCTGTAGGATGGCTTGTTATTATTCTTTCTTACATGTATGACCTTGTAAAACTATGGTTAAAAGTTAATACAGAAGTAGTTGTAATGTCTCGATCTTTAGGAAGATCTAGAGCAGAAGCCAGAAAACTCAGAAATGCTTTTCAAGCTATAGCACGTCAATCTGAAAACTGGGTTAACACATACCATGAAATAATGCTATCTCATGCAGATTTTAATAAAGCTTTAGGTCAATCTATATACATGTTCCAGGGACAAGCAGGTATATTAGATGGTATGGCTACTTTAAGAAATAGGTTTCAATTATCTAATAAAGTTGCAACTGAATTCGGAATAAGAGCAGCAGTAGGAGGTAAAAATATTTGGAATATAGTAGATGGAGTAGGAAAGGGAGCTCTTGAAATGAATAAAATGTTTGGTAAAACAGCTGATTTACGAACTGTTTTACAAGCAGCTTCTGAAGTATCAGGAGAATTAAGAGCTGTATATGCTGATTATCCTGAAGAATTAGGAAAAGCTGTTCAAACTTCATTAGCTTTAGGAAAAAGTATGAATCAAATATGGAATAGTACCAAACAAGTATTAGATTTTGAAAGTAGTATTGAAAAAGAACTTGAAGCAGAATTATTTTTAAATAAAAGTATAAATGCAGAAAGATTAAGAGCAGCTAGAATGACGGGTGATATGAATGTAATACAAGAAGAATTAGTAAAACAAATGGGTACTTATTCAGAATTTACAAAAATGAATACTTTTGAAAGAGAAGCTTTAGCTAATTTTCTTGGTTTTGAAGTAAATGCTCTTGAAGACATGATATTAAAAAGTACATTATTACAAGACATAAATAAACAAACTAATAGGGAAGAATATGAAAAGGTTAAAAATATGACTATTCAACAAACCTTACAAGAAAAATTTGCTAAAACTATGGAAAAACTCAAATATATAATAATAGATATATTTGATGGTATAGAAAATTGGGAACCACCATGGTTATTACGAGCCTTAACAGGGATGGAAAAGGGAACACCATTTGGTGATTTAGGAATGACTGATCAAGGTAGATTTAAAAAAGCAGAAAAATGGTTTGCAGAAAGCCAAGCTGGTAGTGCTATAGGAGTTCAATCTGCAATTCCTAGAGAAATGGAAGACTTTACAATTAGAACCCACCCTAGAGATTCTCTTGTAATGGCAGGAGGAACTAGATTAGATGGCAATAGCATGGATACAGATCGTATTGTTGAAGCAATTAATCAAAATAGAGTAATATCATATGATGGGTGGGGTGCAGGAGCAACAAGTGATCATTTAACTCATAACCCTGATAGATGGGCTAACTAATAAAAATATAAAATATGTCACAATTTATTTTTTTAACAGATCCAGATAGTGTAAATCCAGATTTATATCCTAATATATCTAATTTTTCTAAGTTTGGTTCTAAAAAACTAACATGGGGGAATAAAGCAGGTGAAAAAAAACCATCTTCATTTCATTTACTTGATAGAGTAACATGGTATGGAGAGGATAAAGGAGAAAATGGTCATGAACCTACTTTCAATAGCTACAAAAATCCAGAAGATCAAGGACTAATTGCAGGTTTAGTAGAAGGTTTATTTGGTTCTACAAAAGGATTAAGCCATAGAGGAAGTGATTTAGTAGATTTTTCTCTTAGAGGGGGATTTGCTACTAATATGAATAGAAGAGAAATTGATGCCAAAAGAATTAATCAATTTTTATACAATTCTACACAAGGAAGTGAATTTCGTCTAAGACAAGCAGCACTACAATTATTAAACCCACAAGAAAATACAAGAACATGGAATAATGGAGCTAGTTTATTAGCTCAAATAATGGCAATGGGTACAGTAGCCAATTTTAAAAGACATGGTGCTATCCCTGAACCTGCAGGAGCTAATATTAATGCTAAAGTAGGAGATGCATTAGGAGATCTTATTGGTGATAATCCTATAGGTGATTTTGTAACCAATGCTGTGGGTGGTGATTATGTTAGTATGATAGGAGATAAGGCAAGAGAAATCAATTATGGTTTAGGAGATCCTTCAAAAACGGGAACACAAGGTGTAATGGAAAGTATAAAAAACTTTTTTGATGGTGACCCAGATACAGATGCTAGAGGAGCTAGAAAAACAGGAAAATATAATGTATCTCTTGCTAATAGTCCAGGTGTAGATAAAATAAATGCATTAGATATATTTAGTGCAGGTGATAATGGAGCTATACCAGAGGAGTTTAAAAATTATGATAAAGATTTTGTTCCTTTTAGATTTGAAGTTATAGATTTAGATAATCCTTTATCTTCTAATTACATAGTATTTAGAGCTTTTATTAGTGATTTTAGTGATATGTTTTCAACAAAACATAATACAGTAACATATAGTGGTAGAGGTGAAGAATTTTATACTTACAATAATTTTAATAGAAAAATAAATTTTAATTTTAAAATAGCAGCTCAAAGTAGACATGAAATGAAACCCCTATATAAAAAATTAAATTATTTAGCCGCTCAGTCTGCTCCTAATTACTCTACTACAGGTAGAATGAGAACACCTTATATGAAATTAACTATAGGAGATTATTTTTATAGATTACCTGGTGTATTAACTTCTATAGGTATAAAATGGGATAAAAGTTATCCTTTTGAAATAAAATTAGATAATGAAATGGATAAAGAAATGTTAATTTTACCTCAAATTTTAGATGTATCTATAAGTTATCAACCAATCCATACATTTACTCCAAATAACAGTATGGAAGCCCCATTCATATCAATAGATGGTCGTAATGGTGAAGGAACTAACGCACCTAACTGGTTAAAATCAATTCCTCCAGTTGATACAAATGTTGGTACTGTTTCTATAAATGAAGAAGAAATGAGAAGATTAAATGGTTTACCACCTCTTACTGCAGGAGCAAGTGGAGCAGGAGGAGGTATCTTTACCTAAAATAAAAATACTTAATATTAAAGATAAATTATGTTAGATAGAACTAGATACCTAAAAAGAAAAAAAGATAAAAAAACTAAAAAAAGAATTTTTAGTAGTGTTACATATCCTGAAATTACTTCTCATATAAATGATATGCATATTATAACAACAGTAGGTGATAGACTTGACTTATTAGCTCAAAATTATTATAAAGATTCAAGATTATGGTGGGTAATAGCAAATGCTAATAGAGATATTATAGAAAAAGGAAGCTACCATTTAAAATCAGGACTTCAAATTAGAATTCCTGCTAATGTAAATAATATTTTAAAAAATTTTGAAAGGTTAAATTATTAAAATATGCCTAATTCTTACGATCCATCTAATAGTCCTACTAACCCTAATTCTGCTAATGGTTCTCAACTTCCAGGAACTATTGGGGGGACTTTTGAACCTTTTAAAAAATACGTTAAAGATCAATTAAGAGTTAGAAAAGCTTTAATTTCACATGCTCAAAATGTAAAATATGGGAGTTACAATTGGCAACTTTCTCAAGATCTTAATAATAATAATCAACTTGAAAGTGATGAAGTAATAAGACAAGGAGCAGGAACATGGGCTGATGTTGGAACTTCTGAAGGTAATTTTGATTTAGATGGAAGAGGAGTTGGATTTGTAGAAGATGAAGCCTATGGACAAATAGCAAATGTTCCTCCTGATATAGTGGCAGCATCAGAAGAAGAAGGATATGGATTAAAATATGACTCTGAACAAGTTACAAATGATACATTTGCAACAAATGCATTTTATGCTTATACTGTTGAAAAACAATCTTTTATTAGAATGATGTCAGGGGTAGATATAATAGATAAAGATTTATTAGATTCTCATTTTTTAGAATCAACTCAAGTAAATGCTTTTGGAACTTATTATGGAAATCAAGCCCCTAATAATCCTTTAACTGAAGTAGATATGTTTGGTGATAGTCCTTCTCCTGCCGGTACTTACACTTTAGGAGGGTCTAGAGGGGGTAATCCTTTATTAGCTAAATTTTGGACGTTACAAGGTGGAACTCTTGGTTCAACTGTAAATCAAATGGGATTTCAACCAGGAGAGATGGGTTCTTCTTATGGTGATCCTACTATAAGATCTAATGCTGATAATGATTATGGTATTGTTCCTATGCCTGGTATTGTAGATGCAGAAATTAGAACAAAAGGAAAGCATGGAGCTCTTAGAGAAGCTCAAGTAAATTTTGTATGTCATAATAGAAGACAGTTAGATATTTTAGAAACTCTTTATATGAGACCAGGCCATTATATAGCTTTAGAATGGGGCTGGAATCCCTATATTGATAATAGATTTGCAAGACAAGAAAATAATTATTCTATAGCTGATGATTTTTTTCATCCTGGTACTGATGGAGTAGAAGAATTAAATCAAAAAATTAAAAAATATAAAGAAGATTCTTTTGCTAATTATGATGGTTTTGTAGGAATTTGTAAAAATTTTAAATATAAAGCCAGAAAAGATGGTGGATTTGATTGTACTACTCAAATAATGGCAGGAGGTGAAATAATGGAATCTCTCCAAAGTAGATCTATAACTAAAAAAACAGGAAGAAAATTACCTTCAAGAGGTGATTTTGAATTAGAAACTATGGACAGTCTTTTATATTATTTAAGATCTATAAAAAAGAACTTAAATAAAGCTTCAGATGCAATGTATATAAAAACACCTGAAGATGAAAGGGAAAATTTAAATTTAGATGGTGATAATCCTGTTACTTTATTATATGGTGAATATGAAGAAGGATTAAAAGAAAAAATAATTTCTCAATTTATAAGTGAAGGAAGATCTATAGAAATGCAACAAGCTATAGCAGAAGCAGAATATATGGGAGATAGATGTCCTGCTCAACATAAGGGTTTATTTCTTAGATTAATAAATTATAGAAATGTAGGGTGGATTGAATGTTCTTATAATAAAAGAGCATATGATGATGAAGGTAAAGTAAAATGGTTTCATTCTAATGATATTGTAGTAAATGTAATTCCTTATAATAATTTAGATTCTTGTGGTGATATAAATCCTGTAGGTTATGCCCCAGATGCTACTAACCAACAAATAATCGAATTTAAACATGAAGATCAAATACCTAAAGCAAGAAGAGCACAATGGGCAAGACGTGAAAGTAATACCCATTATAATCCAATTCCTGATAAGGCACAAATGGTTAGAAATCAAGATGGAGATTGGATAAATCAAACATATTCTTTTGAAGGAGGTTATAATCCAGGTGTAGTATATGAAGGAGAAGGAATTTCTAGTGAAGGTGGAACCGCAATAGGGGAAGGAGGATATACAGATATAGGTTGGACTGTAGATGAATTAGGAGTTAGAGTAGATCAAGAAGATGTAGAAGCTTCTATAGCAAATGTAGTAGAAGAATATGGAACTTCATACGCAGAACAAGATCTTATAGAAAGCCATCATTATAAAAAGGGTCTTGATGATATAATAGAATTATATAAATTTATAACTAAACAAGTTCAAGTACCAAGTGAATTACATGCCGAATGGGGTTCATTACCTAATGAAAATATAACCCCTTATGGATTTGATTTAGATGCTGGAGAAGGTCTTGAATCTATGTTAGGTAATACAATTTTAAAACAAATAGTTAAATATGCAGGTGACGAACAAGGTGAAGAAAATGGAGATACAGGATATAGAAAAAATATTTATGTTAGATGGGATTTATTATGTCAGATAATAAATCATTTAAGTACATATAAATATTCACAAGATGGAAGTTTTAAAGAAACCATAAGAAATGGTGGTACATTAAAAAACCCAATAACTGAACTTACATATTTAACAGAAAATCAAAAAACATGGACAAATAGAGCTCCTGAAGATGGAAGAGAAAATGCAGGATATGAAGGAAGTAGATATTATTTAAGATATTCTGCCCCTAGTATAGGAGTAGCTGATCCTAAAATTGAACAATATGATTACTGGAAAAAAGATGGTATGGATCCTATTGAATTTCCAAGTCAAGCTGGTAGACCTAACCCTAATGACCCTGATGTAACAGATTCTGAGTTATTTGAACATGAACATGGTAGAGCTCCTACAGAAACAGAACTTGAAGAATATAGTCTTAAAAGAACTTATGCAGGAAGTTATACAGGTAATTACCACCCCCAATTAGGGGCTAGTTTTGATCATAGAGTGTGTTTATTGCCTCATATGCCTATATTCCATAATATGTTTATTGATGGGGCTTTAAGCCATGATGATGATTTTAGAGATGAAGAATTTGAAAGGGCAGTACAAGAAGATGTTACTAATATAAGATTACATTCTTATAAAGAAAAACCCACAGACGTTAATAAAACCCATAGACATAGTGTTGGTTTTATATATTTTAATTTAGATTATATAATAGAAGTATATGAAAGTATGAGACTTAATTTTACTAAAGTAGATCGGGGTATAGTAAGTTATAATTATACTACCTTAAATGATGATTTTAATTTACTTGATTATATTAAAAATATATGGGATGGAGTAAATGATGCTACGGCTAATTATTATAATTTTGGATTAAACACAGAACATGAAAGACCTAATATATGTAGAATAATAGACCATAGAGTATCAGGAGTTCCTCCTATGGAACATATATATACTTTTGAACCTTTTGGGTTAAGATCAGTAACTAGAGATTTTTTCTATGAATCAAAAATCTCAAATAGAATGTCTTCTGCTATTGCTATAGCAGCTTTAGATCCTAATAATATAAATGATGTAGAATCTTTAGGTTTTAAAGCTTTTAATAGAAATATAATAAGTAGATTTACAGATCATGATAATAGTGAAAATAGACGTCAACAAGCAGCAGATGCAGCTAGAGATACATTAAAAAATGATGTTGAATTATATGAAAAAAAATCAAGAAGTTTAAATTATTACTTATATAAATTAAATTTAGGTAATTTTGTTACGGGATTTGATTTTGCTGGTCATGATGACGGTACTATTGCTTTAATTAATCATAGTGAAGCTAAAATCACAGCTAAAGACTTAAGGTCATTAAGAACAAAAATATTAAATAGATATCCTTTAACACATGAAAAAGCAGGACAATGGAGAGAAAAAACAACCCAAGAACAAAGCGAAGTAATTCCTATATCTGTTAACTTAATGTTAGATGGAATTGCAGGAATGCATCCTTTAAGAATGTTTAGAATAGCTGAAAATAGATTACCTTTAGCATATAGAAGAGATGATATAGGATTTATAATTGTTAAAGAATCACATAAATTAACTTCTTCCCAAGATTGGACAGTATCTATAGAAGGAAAATTCTATTTGTTAGATGTAAATCCTAATAATGAAGGTCCTCAATCTATTGAAATAGCTGAATCTACTAATGAACAAACTGATGATTTAAATGAGGAAGAAGATCTTACTCATGATAATGATATACACTTTACAGCTGATGATATGCCTCCTCTTACTCAAGAACATATAGATGCTATCACAGACCATGAAGGATTTAGAAAATATGCTTATAAAAACCGTTTACGTCGACAAAATGGTACTTTTTATGAAGATAGATGGACAATAGGTATTGGGTTTACATCAGATGTTAGTAATATAACAGGCTGTGAAGACATTGGTGAAATAGTAAATGATGGAGTATCTGTAGAACAAAAACTTCTAGAGTTCCGTCCAGGAAATTTTGCAACAGATCTAAAGGATGATGGGTCTTTAATGTGGCCAAATATAAACGCAGTAATAGGTGGTAGACAAGATGGACAACAAGGTAGAGATTTTAATGGTGGACCTTTAGGTACCAGATCTTTATCTATAGAAGGTACTGAAAATGAAGCTAGAATGCAAGCTCAAGCTTGTTTAGAAAATGCTCTTGAAGCTCCTGCATATGGAGGTAGAATTAAAGGATGGATGAGGCATTATGATAGAAAATTTACTTTAAATGAATATGCAGCTTTAGTTTCTTTTATATATAATACAGGTGGGGGTACTTTTAAATGTGGTAATAGTAATAATGTAGGTACAGGAGCTGATTCTGATGGTTCAGCTATAAGTTGTATAGGAAATCGTTCTATGATGTATACAGAATTATTTATAAATGATGACCACCCATCAGGTGCCTTCCAAATAGCTGATGGATGGGACACTAGTCTAGTTTATAATAGAAGATTAGCTGAACAAGAATTATTTAATAGAGATGCAGATTATCACGAATCAGGAACAGGTAACCCTTCAGGACTTACTACAGATTCTCCAGATATAAATCTTACTCCACCACCCACTAACAATTACAACCCAAATACTGATCCATTTAATGTTGACCCTTAATAAATTAATGTAAGATGCCTTTTATACCTAAATCACAATATACAAAAAAATATACTAACGGGGGTGAGTTTGTATATAAAAATAAAAAAAATAAATCTTATAAAGGACCCTATATAATATATAACAAAAAATACTATACAGGAACTAATTCTTTTGATATGGGGGCTCAATTAATTAAAAGTTCACCAATACCTAAACTTACCCAAAAAAAAACAACACATAGTTATCCATCTAGAATATATAAAATATTAAAACCTAAAATAAAAGAACAATTAATAAATACTCTTCTTGTACCTTCTTCTAAACCATCACCCTCATTTGAAGAATATAGTAAGGGTTCTTTTTTAAGATATTTTGCTAAAAGAATTAATGGAAATAGTTATAGAGAAATAGATAAAGAAACATTTAATCATATAAAAAAGAAAGATTATAAATATGATCATAACTTATATGAAGTTGGGGTTATAAAATGGTTTATTACAGGCCCTAATATTCATTCTAGAAATTCTACTCAATTAAAAATGAAAGAAAAATTCTTTCCTAATTTATTTACTTTATTCCCTATATTAAATGAACATGCTTTAACTACTACATCAAATGTTCAAGAAAACTTATACACAGAAGGAAATGAATTGTATTATAGTAATGGTGCTGAATATATAGGTGATTATCATATTCACCCCCAGCATGGTCCTATGGTGGGGGCAACACATTCCAATATATCTCATGATTCTCTTTATCATTTTGAACAACTCCCCTCATATGGTGGAAATACTTATGATGAATTTGTTAAAAATTATAACGAAATTGATTGTTTTAAATGTATATTAGTTCCAAATGCAGGGGGTGCACCTCAAATTACAATTCAAAAAACAATAGGATATAGACTTACAGGATGTTTACAGGGTACTTACCCAACTTCAGAAGAAGCATCTAATAATTGTCCTAATCGTACTCTTGAAGAATAATTTGGCTTTTTAAATTATTTTTCGTATATTAAGGTATGTTTTACCTTATAGAAACAGATACACAATTTAAAATATTGCAAAATAAAATAGCAAAATCATGCTATATAGACTATATCTATGGTAATGACAATACACACCCTGCTCTTGCAAAAATAATTGCTATATACATTTCTAATTTAGATGAAGACAAGGGTTATATTTTACCTATTAAACATCCAGAATGTATAAATTTACCAAAAGATGAGGTATTTAATTATATAAAAACATTAAAAGAAATTTACATTTTAGATAAAAAAGCCGCTTTACATGCGAATCCTTTAAAATCTTATACGGATATACAATATAAATACTACTACACAAAAAATGAGCCATTTCCAAACGAATTTGACACACAAGCTCACACATATTTTTACCGTAAATTCCCACAGATAAAGGTAAATAAAATGATACCTATTGGTAAACACTACGAGCGTTGCCAAGAAAAAAAACGTGCGCTTATGCCGTGGTTTCATGTTAGTGTAGGCAATTGGTTTGAAAAAGATGTTATACCTAACTTATACTTGTTAGAAAAAAATTCATTAGAAATTAATGATAAATTTGACGATTATCATAACCCAAAATATAAAAGACATTCTGTACAAAATAATAATATATACGGATGGTATAATCCATACACAACAACAGGACGACCTGTAAATAATTTTAATGGAATAAATTTTGTAGGTTTAAAACATGACAATGGAGAACGTGATTGTTTTACACCTAAAAATGATTATTTTATAGAAATGGATTATGATAGTTTTCATCCACATTTAATAGCAAAAATGATAGGATATAACTTTAAAGATTACCCTTACAATGAATTAGCTAAAGTATATTTTGCAACTGACATTACAGGAGTTGAACCTACACCTGAACAATATAAAGAAAGTAAAGTCTTAACTTTTAAACAGATATATGGGGGTGTATTTACTCAATATTTAAAACATCCTTTCTTTAAAGGCATACAAGATTATACAGATCAACAATGGAAAAAATTTCAGGAAGAAGGTTATGTAATGTGTGGTTTATTTAGAAAAATTACAAAAGAAAATCATCCTAACATAACAAAATATCAATTATTTAATTATTTAATACAAGCTAAAGAAACAGGTCATAATTTTGAAATATTAAAAACTATAAATGGATTTTTAAAAGATTATAAAACTAATGTAGTTTTATATAATTACGATGCGTTTGTTTTTGATTTTTGTGAGGACGAATATGATGTTATTTTTGGCATATTAAAAAACATAGTTATGTCTGATTTCCCTATAAGCATAAAAAAGGGAAAACATTATGGTGCTTTGTGTAAAGTTTAATATTTATACACAGAACAACCCAATGATTTATGAATAATCGTTTATATTGTACGTTCGTTGAACTTAACGAAGTAAAAGAAGTGTCTGAAAAGATACAATCTTCTTATAAAGTTCTCTTTGATAAAATTTTTGTTTTAGAAAGTTTAGATGGAGAGAAAATTATGCTTACGTATAATGTTGATTTAGGTAATACAAATGGTGAATTTGCAATTGGTAACACAATATTAGTTCATCGTAAAAAACAAACAAATACTCTTTATACTATAAATGCTTTAAATGAGTTAATAAAAAGTTTAAATAATGGAGTATTAGATAAATCATATTCCATAAATTGGGATGATTATAAAAATTGTATTTTATTAGTACAAGCAGATGGTTATAAAAAAATAGATACAAAAATAAAAGAAATAATTAATCTGTCATGAAAAGAAAACCAGGATATTATATAAATTTATTAAAGGAACAAACTTCACCTATATCACAAGATTCTAAACCATCTACTTCACCTGCAGGACCAACTTTTAAACCTTCTACTTCACCTGCAGGACCAACTTTTAAACCTTCTACTTCGCCCGTTAGAAAACCAGGTCCAACTTCTCCTGTACAACCGGGGTCTAGAAATTGTTGTGATGAAGCAGAAGCTATGGTAGATGAATTAAATGCCCTTATAGCACAATATAATAGTGCTTTAAATTCATTAAATAATACAGAAGAAGCAGCAGATGCTTTTGGGGGAGATCCTCAATGGTTTACTAATAATTTTAATGCTCCCGCTATAGATTTTATACAAACTAGCTTTGCTATTGCAACTGGAACAGGAATTGCTGCAACTGTTAGTTTTGCTCTTATGAGCCCCTTTGCCCCTGGAACTGCTTTAGCGGGCGTATTAGGTTCTGGAACAGCAGGGTGGGCCGCAGTAAATATAGTTGGTGGAGTTTTATTTTATTTAGATACTGTAGGTGGATTATTTAATGATTCATGGTTGGGAGCGTTAGCTGGTGGGGCACTACAACAAATGATAGAATGGAAAGTAAGTGTTCTAGCTACTCGAGCACAAGCAATAGAACAACTTACATCTCAAATTGAGCAGATGGATAGTTGTTGTTAAACTTCTTAAAATTTTCAATAAAAAATTTGGTTTATTAAAAAATACTTTATACAATACATAAAGTATAGAATTATTATATAAATATATTAAATAAAAATCGTATGGATTTAAATAAAATTAAAAGTCGTTTAGACAGATTGAACAACCCCGGTGGGGGCAAAAGTAGTGATTTTAAAGCTAACTTTTGGAAGGCACCAGTAGGAGAGAAATCTCAAATTAGATTAGTACCTTATAAACATAATAAGGACTTCCCATTTAGTGAATTGTATTTTTATTTTGGTATTGGGAAACCAAGAATGATTGCATTAACAAATTTTGACGAATCAGACCCAATTATGGAATTTGCTACACAATTAAGAAAAACAGGTGAAAAAGATAATATGGATTTAGCTAAAAAATTATATCCTAAACTTAGAATTTTTGCTCCTGTAGTAGTACGTGGAGAAGAAGATAAAGGAGTTAGATTTTGGGAATTTGGTAAAATGGTTTATCAAGAATTATTAGGCGTTATGTCAGATGAGGATTATGGTGATATTACAGATGTTTCTAAAGGTCGTGATATTAATGTAGAAGTAATCCCCGCTAAAGAAACGGGTAAAATGTTTAACACTACAACTGTAAGAGTTAAACCTAATCAAACAGCTTTAGTAGATGACGCTAAAACAGTAGAGTCACTTTTAGATAATCAAAAAGATTTGGTTTCTTTATTTAAGAAATATACATTTGAGGAAATGAAAGAAGAACTACAAGGATGGTTAAAACCAGCTGATAAAGATGGAGGTAAACAAACTGAAAAAGTAGAAGCACCTTCTAAAGCTAAACAAACTATTGATAATAAACTTGATGAATTATTTGATTAATGGCTAAAAATAAAGACACAAATAGAGATGAATTAACAGGGATACTTGCTGCTTCTTTAAATAAAAAGTTTAGCAAGACCCACCACCGAGTAGCTTATTTCTTAGACGGTAGTGAAGATTCACCAACAGATGTTCCTGATTGGGTTTCTACAGGTTCTACAGTTTTAGATCTTGCCATCTCAAATCGTCCTAATGGAGGATTCCCCGTATC